AAATCGTAAAAGCCTTAGTGCTGGCTGATGCGCTAGAAGAACTTGACGTGCAATTCAGCCACACGGGTCTATGCGGAGAAGCCGCCGACGAACTGCGCCGATTGCATGTATGGGAAAAGGCTTACGAAGCCGTATGCGATGAGCGAGATGCGATCATAAGGGATTCAGATAAAGCCCATGCGCTTCTGCGATGGGTTGAGAAAGAGATGCGCTACGCAGGGTGGGACATACGCTTAAACGACCAGCACGGACGCACGGATGTGTACGAGGCCATCAAGGAGTTCTTAGCATGAGCGAAAACAAAAACGCAAAGACACCAGCAGACGGAGAGCCTTTGCCCATAGCAACAAGCGCCATGACGCTAGAGCAAACACGACAGTGGATTGCCGACACATGGAAAAGGTGCCAAGACGAAGCTTGGCGGGAGCCAACCACTAAGACGGTGGTGTACCTGACTGCTGGTAGCTACAGTCTTGAGACGCTTGAAAACTTAGTTAAGTTACTTAGAAAGGTGGCCAATGATGACTAGAGAAGAAATCATCCGCATGGCGCGGGAGGCTGGATTGGCTTACGGATCTGACGAAAAACCATTAGGTTCTGTAACACGCTTCGCCACCCTTGTCGCCGCTGCCGAGCGTGAGGCGTGTGCAAGAGTGTGTGACGTGCTGTCCGTACACCCTAAGTACGCATCTGACATTACAAAGTTGGCAGCGCAAGCAATCCGAGCAAGGAGTGAGCTATGAGTGGTGATCACAACATGCACCAGAAAAGTAAAGGCGGAAAGAAAGGACTGTTCGATGACGTACCCCTTGTTAACCCTGACAGAGACAAAGCTTGGGAGGCATTCATCAAGCGAAGAGATGTTAAAGCCATGATGAAAGGCAAGGAAGATTTCAAGTTTCCACTTGATGGGTCGTATGACCTGTGGTGTATCGCCTGGGAGAAGGCTTGGCTTAAAGGATTCCAAGCAGCATGGGAGAAGCTATGAAAGAGTATCGCGTAGAACTAAAAATAAAAAACAATCTACTGCTGACTGCCATAGAGAATGCTGGGTTTAAATCAATTGCTGAGTTCTCTCGAGACATCGGCGTTCATATGCAGTCTATCCACCGATTGATAACCTTAAAAGAAGCTCCGCTTAAACAAGACGGTACGTTCACAGCCACCGCACAAAAGTTATTAGATTACTTCTGTGCCTTACCTGAAGATCTTTGGTCTGAAGAACAGCTATGGAATACCCTGACCACCAACAAAGGCCAGGTCTTGTTGGATAAACATCAGATATCCGTTCTTACCTACGGCGGGGAAGAAGAAACCTTATCCCTCGAGGACATGGTTCATAAAAAAGAAATCCAAGAGAAAGTCCATGAGGTCTTACATACTTTGTCGCCAAAGGAAGCGAAGATCATCAAGATGCGGTACGGCATGGACGGTTCCAAAGAACACAATTTAGAAGAAGTTGGTCGGGCCTTTGATGTGACAAGAGAAAGGGTTAGACAGCTTGAACATAAAGGATTAATGAAACTTAGAGAGGCGCATCGTAAAGACAAGTTAATGTCCTGCCTTGATATAGATACGTTTTCCAGTAAACGTTCTGCCGCTTGGCATATTTTTGTGGCAAGAAAGAAACCCGCCAAAGAACTTCTTGATGCCTGTGAACAAGCCTTTTACTATGCCTATGACAGAGCCACCCAGAATTGTGCAAAGCGGGTGGTTAGTCGATCACATTTCTGGACCGCCTACAGTCACTTTAACAAGATCCCTCTCAACGACGTTTACATCGTGGATGCCTTCCGTGAGGGGTGGAAACAGGGGTTACATGATGTTAAAAATTGATCCAAGAGTCCAATTACAAGTCCGTGTGGAACAGCTCCATGACGAAGCAGAACATGCCTATCGTCAGGCCTATACCCTGATGCTAAAGTCCATCGCGCTTAAAGCTTTGGCCGAAGAACTCTTGAAGGATTTAACCAATGAACTTGATCGACCAGCTAAAGGGGATTAACGGACCCTGGGCCGACGCCGCTGTAGCGAAGCGAGCAGCAGTAAGGCTTGAAGAACTAGAACACCAAATCAAACGATACGAGTGGCTAAGAAAACAACTAATCACTGTGGAATATAAAGACGCCGCTTACGTCCTGACCGGCTCAGGCCTCGACGAATTTATTGATCATCACAAGTAAATCGTTGCATCTCGCAGTTCTACCTTTTCAGGTTCTGCTCGACTACACATCTGACATATACGCCGACCGGCAGGGTGATCGTATACCTTGCCGGTTTTTCTTATGCCCCCTGTCGAGTACATACGACACGCCGTGTCATCAACTAACCAGATATGAGCCGCTGAACTGGGTTTCTTGAAATAGTAGTATTTCATTACCTGCTCCGAGTGAGTGAGTGAAGCGGAGACAAAAGCCTGCCTAACTGAATCGGTGTTCCCAATTCAGCCAGGCTTACCTGCTCGTCGGTCGTTTCGTTCGCCTCGACAGGGGCTACGTTCAGTCGCTGACGTAACCTATCCACCGGATTAAGCCATGCGACACATGGCTTTCCCTAACACACATCCGGTGGGCATCGCTATTCTCACAACCGTGTACCGTCTCAATGAAGGATCGGATTGGTCTCGCCATCCAAGGCAGCTAACCTTTACGACACGCCTCCCTGTGGGCCGCTCTGGGAGTCCTCTGTGCGGCGGATACTTGCAAGCCAGAACTGTTGTGGCTCTGCTCCTTGGGGACTCCACTTTCGCCGATGCCATGACGCAGTACGGTTACTCGCTACCTACCCTCGGTCTGAAGCCTTTCCCGATAGACTCTTGCAAGGTCGGCCACCAAAAGCAAAACCCCAGAAGACTTAGGAGGGGCATGGCCCTTGGCATGGGCAATCACGCAGTCTGAAACAAGAAAGACATTGTGACCACACATACCCCACCTAAATGTTCTGGGGTTATCTTGTTTCCCTGCCGGTTGCCACGCCGACCAGATGACTATATCAAAAAAATGCCCCTCATTGCAAGGGGCAAAGTTACAACAGGAGACAACATGGACTTACAGCCTCCATGCTATCGGCAATCCTTTAATACATCAAGCGCCTCTTCTACGCTGTTCACAATGAATAGCTTCCCGCCAGTCCATTGATCAAAGAAGATCTGCTCTGCCGTGGTGAGCTGTCTTGCCGAAGGAGGTTTATTCCCGTCCTTCACTTCCATAAGAATCGTATGACCTCGATACCCAACTAACAGATCAGGTATGCCATCACCCTGCGAAATGATGCGAACCGTCGCACCACACGCACGTAACGCTTTGACGATAAGTCCTTGATTTTCATCAACCCTTGCTGCGCGTCGCATCAAAACTCCATAAATATTTATGGAGTTTAAACCTAGTTGACATGCCTGAACCTACCTGCTATATTGACTGCACAACTAGCAGACAGGAGATGACATGACACGATTAGAGGTTATCCGACGTGCCAGGGAATACGCCTTTTACATCAGTGAGCAGGCCAAGAACTTGGACCTGATGTGGCACTACTACCAGAACGAAGAGTATGACGCCGCTATGTACTACCACCTCATGCTGCTCTTCACTTACGACGAAGTAAGTCCTACATGGCAAACGTGGTTAGGCGGATCTAACAAAGACTCGATGTGCTTTTACAAACTTTTAAATTGGTCACTTCATGAAGCTCACTAATAAGTTTGATTTACCTCAGACGTTTATCAACGTCATTAAGAGGCCTACCTATACCAAGGGTGACTCTCATATCTCGGTGACTGAACTTCTTAACTCTCCTCAGATTGTGAGTCTTAAGCATAAGCATTGGGATGATTTAGAACAGGATGCTTCGGAGATGGTATGGCAACTGTTCGGCTCCGCCGTTCATAAAGTCCTCGAGCATGGCAAAGACTCCCATCACGTCATCGAGGAACGTCTCTTCACAAAACTCGATGGCTGGACTTTGTCAGGTCAGATGGACCTACAAGAGGTAGAACCAGACGGCATCATCATCTCGGACTACAAAGTCACCGGCGCTTGGGCTGTGATGAATGAGAAGCAAGACTGGCATAACCAGTTAAACGTTTACGCATGGTTGATTGAACGGTGCAAGAATGTTCCAGTCAAAGCCGCCAAGATCGTAGCCATCGTAAGGGATTGGACGGCCCGTGAGGCGCAAACGAAGGACGGATACCCACAATCCCCCGTCGCTGTGATTGACATCCCCCTGTGGCCTTCTGAGGCCCGTGAAGCCTATGTCAAATCACGCCTATCGAAACACAACGATGCGTACTTTGCACTCCAGTTAGACGATGACATGCCGGAGTGTTCATCAGAAGAGATGTGGGAAAGGCCCACAACCTACGCACTGATCAAGACCGGGAATGTCCGGGCCAAGTCAGTTCACCCAACTTTAGAGGAAGCGAATGCTGCATTCACTTCTTTGAAGGACTCCAAGGGTTACACCGTGGAGGTTAGAGAAGGCGAGCGAGTACGTTGTAAATCGTACTGTCAGGTCGCTAATTTTTGTAAGCAGTACAAAACTTATTTGGAGAAAACATGAACGTAGAACTTGGATCAAAAGATCTTGAACTGGTATTCCGTGGGCTGATGGTTCTTCCTTGGGTGGAAGTAAACCATCTCATCACCCGTCTTCAGAACATCGAGAAGAACCATCGCATCAACTTAGAGTACGAACAAAAGAAACTTGCATATCAACAAGCTGAACAACCCGTAGAAACCAAACCCAAGAAAGCCAAGTACGGTCTCAAGAAAGACGGCACACCACGGGCCAAGCCAGGAAGGAAGCCAGCATGAGCCAAGAAGATATGAACCGACTGATGTATTTGATCTACGACATCAGACAAATGTTGCTTGAAATAGAAATCATTTTAAGAGGAGACGACGATGCAGAAGATAGCCCAGTCATTCGTTAAAGCGCAGAAGGTTAAAGACAAAAACCAAGAAACGGTTTTGTTGCATCAGTTGTCAACAGTTATGGGCCTGCGTCCTAAGAAGACAAACCAAAACGCAGCACTCCCAATGCCACAACGTTTTATTTCAAAGTTGATTTTCGGCGCAACAGATTGTTGGCTTTGGAATGGTAGCCGCAATAGAGGAGATTATGGGACGTTTCCTTATCAAGGAGAGTCTAAAGCCCACCGCGTTTCGTATCGTCTGTTTAAAGGTTCTATACCGACAGGTATGAAAGTTTTGCATCGTTGTGATGTGCCGTCTTGTGTAAATCCTGATCATCTTTTTTTAGGAACACAAAAAGATAATGTTCTGGATATGGTGCAAAAGAAACGTCACCGATGTGTACCTAAACATGGAGAACAAAATCCTATGGCAAAACTTACCGTGGACCTTGTGAACAAAATACGATCCATGGCACAGGATGGGATTAAACAAAATCTTCTAGCCAAAGAGTTTGCTGTATCACCTATGACAATAAGTCGTATCGTTAATAGGGAGAGTTGGAATGCTTAACAACGTTTATAAGTTGATAGCTAATGTGTCTGCTGATCTTTGCCGAGAAGGGATCTCTAAGGATCGTAAGAACTCGCAACAAGGATATAGCTTTCGTGGTATCGACGATGTTTATAACGCATTAGCGCCGATCATGTCACAACACGGGTTAGTTATACTCCCACGTATTCTTTCTCGTGAGATGGTTGAACGTCAAAACAAATCTGGTAACTCATTGTTTTACGTCATTGTAGAAGCCGAGTTTGATTTTGTATCAAGCCACGATAGTTCAAAGCACACCGTAAAAACTTACGGTGAGGCTATGGATAGCGGCGACAAAGCTACAAACAAAGCAATGTCGGCAGCTTATAAGTATGCAGCGTTTCAGACTTTTTGCATTCCTACGGAAGGTGACAACGATGCAGATCAACATACTCACGAAGTTGCGAGCAAGAAGTTTGTTAAGCCTGAACCCAAGGTAGAACCAAAGGTCGAGACTAAGATCCCAGCTCACATCGAAGGATTCGATACTGGCTGGCAGATTAAAGTCACCGTAACACCAGAGGCAAACCTCGAGGACTGGTCAGAGAAAGTAACCCAAGCCGCAAAGACCGGGCTTACGTTCTGTAAAAATAAAACGGATGTGACTGACTTATTCAAAGTCAACAGAAACATCTTTGACAAACTCAAACAGTTAGACCCCGGTACATACAAGCTTTTGATGGAAGACTTTTCCAGCAAGAAAGCTAAGTTTGAAAAAGGAGATGAAGCATGAGTGTGAATCGCGTAACCCTAATCGGTCGCGTAGGACAAGACCCTGTCGTTCGCTATACCGGCGACGGCATGGCTATTGCCAACGTATCCCTTGCCACTTCACAGAAAGTAAAAGGTCAGGAAGAAACCCAATGGCATCGATTGGTTTTCTTTGGCAAGCTTGCCGAGATCGTTGCCGAGTGGGTCAAGAAAGGTATCCAGATCTACGTGGAAGGATCGATTAAGTACGGTAAATACACCGACAAAGAAGGACAAGAAAAGACCACTGTTGATATCGTTTGTACCGTTATGACAATGCTTGGCGGGAATCGTGAGGTTGGACGTCCTGAGAAGCCTGCTATCAAGCAGGATGATGACCAAGAAATCCCTTTCTGATCATGAAGACTTCCCAATTTGAAGCCGCTAAGGTGGCAATTAAACAGGATAAGACGGGTTATGTGCTTACATTGTGTATACACCCCGATGAGATCCCTGACGAAATACTCAGGGACTTTGTTGGGGCCAGATACCAAGTTGTCATGGTTCGACTTAACACTGACGAAACTCCGATGGTTCGTGAACGTGAGTACGGTCGTGATCCCGTCAGAGCTTCTGCCATGTTATGCAAAGATCCAGTCTTTCATAACTTCTTAGTAGAGACAGGCAATACCTTTGAGGAGTCTGAAAGCGCAGCCACTGACTGGCTCAAAGACACGCTAGGTATTTCCTCTCGGTCAGAACTGAAAGACAAGCCATCATTAGCCAAACGATTATTCGTTATCGAACAGGAATTCAATTCATGGAAAGCAAACGTCTCATCCCCTACTCAGTCCATCTGAGGGAGGATATTTACTTAAAGGTCAAAGAGGCCGCGCAAGACCGTAAAGCCACGGCGTTGGTACGTGATGCCATCACAATGATGATTGAAGGCAATGACGAATTCAACGCTGGTTATAACAAAGCAATAAGAGATGTAATCAGTGCTTTACACGAAGACGATTACTGCAACCTGATCGGACTTAAAGGCTTGACCTTAGCGTATTACATCGAAGACTTATTAACCCCGATGATCGTTCATCAAAAACCAAATAGGAAAAAGAAATGAATGAAAGACTTTGGAAGTCTGGCGCAGATGCCATGGCAATTTGGAGAAAACAAAAAGCACCCACTCATGTAGTGAAGATTGATCTGTATGGAAAAAAGAGCGAACCAATACCCATCGAACGAGAAGAACTTGAATGGCCCGACACGGAAACACTCTGGATTCCACCGACGGAAGATCCGACATACCAAAAGAAATGGGCCTACTGGAGAAGCTTATTTGCCCACGGTGAACAAGATGCGCGGGGTTGAATCACTGGTACCTACCGAGGATCCATCCGTTTCTGAACTAACGATGTTGGACTGGTATGCAAGCTTTGCGTTGATGAGTTTTGCAAGCAAGATTCCCTACAACGAATTACCAGAAACCTGTTTCAACATCGCAGAAGAGATGCTGCGCGAAAGAAAGAAACGTGAACAACAAGTTAACCGCAAAGGAACGTGAACATGTACGCAGGGTGAAGTCCTTACCCTGCTCTGTATGTGATGCGCCTGGTCCTTCGGATGCACACCACGTAAAGCAACATCAACAATACACCGTGGTTGCCTTATGCAAAGACTGCCACCAAGGTTCTATCCTTGGTTGGCACGGTCAGAAAAGAGCATGGTCCATCCGTAAGATGGATGAACTTGATGCACTTGCTATAACGATTGAACGTTTACTTGAATGACTTTCTAGCTTCTTCAGCCTGTTTAGCTAGTTCAGCAATGATCATCTTCATGCGATCAATCTCTTCTCGTTTGGCTGCGCCATCCATGGTGGTGTCAGCCATAATGACTCTGATCTGCTTACGAATCTCTGACATGTTCTTTGCGGTCTTATCGTAGAACTTAGCCAGTGCAATCTTGTCACCCTTTTCCTCGAGAATCTTTTCTACCTTTTCCGCATCACCAACTTCTGCGTAATGACGCATGTCGGCATAGGCCTGATTGATTTCCTTTCCATTCTCATAGAACGCCGTGACGTACCTTGCTTGGTTAGAAGGTAGGTCACGAGCTAACCCAAGACTCGCTCTGTCGATCCATTTGGTATCAGGATAAGCACCTTCTTTGAATGGCATGACTGCATAGGTAGAAGTCGTTGAAGCTAATCCACCAAGCCAACCAAAGTATCCTTTGATTGCGTAGTCCACTTGTACAGGGGACAACTGGAACTTCTCTGGGAAGACTGTTGATATACCACCTAGTGCTATAGCTAAAGCGCTGGTGTTATCGTTGACACGTTCTTGTTTCGATAAACGTTCCAACCCTGCTGACTCAATAGGCGCGCCAGTAAACGAGTCTTTGTTGGCGTATAGATCAAGTAGTGGTTTAACCATTTGTGGTGTTGGGTTCAGTGCAAACGTATCTCCCAACATTCTTGTCAGTGCGTCAGTAAACTGTTTGCCTTCTGCGCCTTCATCGACTACTTGCTCGAGGATACGTTCAGTCAACGTACCAAATGCGCCAATCTCAAAAGGCTTTGGAACCCTCAATGCCACGTCCATACCAGGCAACTTGAACCACCAGAAATTGTCACGGTCCCACTCATCACGTTTTTGGTATTCCTCATCGTCTTTGAACGTCAGGTACAACGCCATCGACGCAAGCATGACCGCACCAGTAACCAATCCAAATGCCTCGGCTTTCTGTTTGTCGGTTCCTTCAATCTCTTTGCCCGTTGCAACGTTATAAAGAACTCGTGAGGTCGGTATCACGCCATCACGTCCAAGCTTATACAAACCTTGGATACGTGCGTTCATAAACGGTACAACTTGTGTAACCAGTCTAAACGCAGGCCATGATCCTTGCATCGAGAAGTCCAACAGATCACGGGCTTGGTATGTAGCCTCGAGGTGACTCATACCCTTGTCACGCAACTGTTTATACAACGCTAATCTATTAGCCGCTTCTGATGCATTACCCCAGTCTTGGTATTTATCCCAAGCCATCCGAAGACCCTTTCTAATTCGGTCCGGAGTATCTAGAATAGTGTCACGATTAATTCCTTTTTCAATTAATCGTTTAATCAGTTTTGATTGATCGCCTTCGTACGCTGTACCGAAGTTAAAGATTGCCCCACCAGCGAGTGCTGATATGTATGTCGGATCGTCTTTGTTAAAGATCGATACACCGTTAAGAACGTTGGCTATCGGGTTCTTGTTGAGTTCCGTGACAGCCATGGCAGAAACCGAGTCACGTATCAAGTTATTAACCTTGAACGCAGGCGACAGTGTCACACCAAACTGTAGGATATTTTTGAAGTCTCTTGCGACATCAAGGAACTTAGACTTTGGACCTAAGTATCCAATCGCAGAGATAGCTTCAAACAACAAGGGATCATTGATCTTAAAGTACTGCGCTTGCCCATCGACCATGATCTTTGCAGATCCAGTCTTCTCCGTTGTCGGTTCTACAACCGGCGTATCACCTAACCTAAACCGTGACGCAGACTGTATGGTGGATACCGCAGCCTGGTTCTTCATGGCCGCAGAGAGGATGTGATTCCAGTTCCGTAAAGTGTTCTCTACCAAATCACCAAACGGACGTTCGCCACCTTTAAGTTGCTTAGAGAAGTACTGACTTGTTAGACCTGACGCAGTAGATGGCGCATCAATGTCTTTGCCTTCCATCTCTTTGTAGAACGGAACGTAATAGATATCACTTGCAAACTTATCGTAGCCGTTCTGATCAATAAGACCAGTGTCTAACGCAATCTTCAAGACAGAACGGTTTAACTTGTTCATGTCCTCTAATACGCGCTTATAGACTTGCAATCTTGGCTGGCCGTTTAACGTACCGCTTGATAGGTTGTTTTTCTCTGCGATCAAGTCTTGAGGGATAGATGGAATCTTCCCTTCCCGTTGGAGCTGTTCCTCACGGTTCAACGCCACCCAGATCATGAAGTTATCGACCTCAGTCCCTACGGGTTCCAAGACTTTGATCAAACCTTTGCCGTCCTTACGGATGTTCAATGCGCCGTCGTCGTTATAGACCTCACCGTAGAACAGTAGGCCTTCTAGTCCACCGTCAACAGACTTTGACAGGCGCGCCTGCATGTAGGCTTTCTCGTCGTACTCTTTGATAGACCTGAACTGATCAGCGATACCCTGCGACATGCGCTGCCAGAAACGATCCTTGAGACCTTCGATCTTATCGATGATGGTCTTGTTTTCAGGGGCAAATGTTTGTTGTAATTTTTCCGCCGCTTCAGCAGAGACTTGTGGAGCAAGTTTTAGGGGGCCACGTTTTTGTAACGCTTGCCTTGCTTTCTCTTTTACTTGCTCTGCGGTTTCACTTAATTTGTCCTCAAGAATGTAATCTGATTCAGGGCTATACGTCCCTTGGTTATAAATAGATTTAATTTGATTTGGCTCAAAAGCTATATAAACGCGGTGCTTTACACCATCTTTCTTTATACGACCGCCACCTATGTGTGTTATGCCGTCATAACCCATGTTGCGTATAGCATCTTGTAAAGCCTCAGCACCCTCATACATAGGAACTTGTTGATCTTCCATGTAAGCTTCTGCGGCTCGATACCAAGATTCGTTGGTATTACCACCTTCATGATAGTTTTCAATACCCTCAAACTGGTTTTTCCATGCTTCTGCATTTGCAGTACCATCCATATCCATGGGATTTTTAATGGACAAATAAACTGGGTAAACAGTTGGAGTTTCTCCACGACCTTTGGATGTGTATTCGCTTGCCACTTCTGGGTTATCAGTGAAATAACCACCCATACCCATCAAGCCGTAGTTAGATGCGTATACATCAACTTTGCTAAATGGTTCTCCACTTTCTGAACGGCTTGTGCCGTGATACATGACAAGCGGCTTACCATCAGGGCCAACAACTTTGCTGTTACCAAACCAACGTTTGAAAGCCGGTGTATTTGTTCCACCTTCTAATACATCAAATTGATTCTTAAATACAATATCTGGAATTTTTCCAAAACCAGGACGTTGCGTTTGAGACAGGCTTTCAACAAGGCTAAGTATTTCGCTTAATGCAGTTTTGTTTTGGATGCCAAGCACATCTGCAACTAACTGAACAAACTTAGACCAAACACTTTGAGATTGTGTGTAAGGTATTTGCATTAACACATACTGAAACTCTGGATACGCTAACGCCTCCGTTACAAACTCAATACCAACTTTACCCGGATCGGTTCGAGTATCAAACGCATACCATACAGATCCTGTATTGGGGTCAATAAGTTTCCCGCGTTTCTTTAATTCTTTGTACGCGTAATCACGCAACTTCTTTATCTCTTGAACAAACTTTCGTGACTGCGGTCCTGGCGAAATTTGTTGATGTACTACAAGTGCGTGAACCATTTCATGAATGGTCGTCTTCTCGCTACCCGCAAATCTTGGGTTCATTGTGATCGTATCTCTTGAAGGCTGATACTGGCCTTTGCCGCCTATAAGTTGAGGCCTCGCTATTTTTACTTTCTTGCGTAGGGGTTCTGCTAATTCAGCAACACGTCGATAGATTGGATTTGAATGATTCTTAAAGTAATCAATGATGCCGCCAAAGTCTTTAGCGTAGTGAAGTTTCTCTATCTCAGCGCTGTTGTAGTCCACAGGAAACGATTGTTTGAATTCATCAAACGTTTTTACTGGGCCAGTTGCCGCTGGTGGTTCAACGGGAGGTGGTTCTACCGGTGGAGGTTCAGCTTTTGGCGGTAAGGGTGGAGGCAGTTCTCTCTCACCCCTTGGCTTAGGCATTTGAACTTGTTGTATCGTCGGTCCAGGGATCTGTTGCTGTGCGATCTTAGCTTCCGGTGATCCAAGGAATGTTAGCGGTGGCAGACTCAACAGTTGACGTTCTGTCTGTAACGCACGTTCAACATCCTCTCTTGGGATACGTCCTGCTTCCCAGTCTTTGACAAACCTTTTTGCCGCAGGCGTATTAGTCTGTCTAGCAATATTGACATAAGCTTCCACCGGATCGATGACTATCGGTTTCTCTGGCGTACCAAACGCCGTGGCTTGGGTTTCTGGGGATAGCTTAAATGGTAAGTCAAATGACTTGATTGCAAACTTACCTTGAACGGTAGGATGAGGAACGATGCCAAGACTATTAGGATCGCCACCTTCAATAGACAACATGTCCCTCAAAACACCAAGCCTTGCATTAGCTTGTTGTTCTGTAAGCGGACGTGGGTCTACCAGCTTAGGTACGGGCGAACTCTGAGCAATCTTTGGTTTCTCTACCTCGGTGATACCAGCTCGTTGTTGCGCCGCAGTAGGAAGGCCTGCTTCTTGACGACGACGATCTACTTCAGCTTGTTGCGCTGCAAGTTCTTCTTGAGTTTTAGTAACCGGTTCTGGTTCAAACCTTGGTGTCTCAGGTACAGATACAGGGAATTGCGTCTCACCTATAACGCCTTCTGTTCTTGCACGTTCAGCTTGTTGTCTTGCTGCTTCGTCAGATCTCTCACGAAGCATAGCAATGCGCTGACGTTCTGCTTCTTCCGCCGATAACAGTCCTTCAATACCTACAGCGGCTGGTCTTTCAACGCCGGTGGTTTGTTCAATTCTTTGTTGTTCTGGCGACGTAATAGGCGGAGGGGGAGGCGGCTCAATAACTGGCACCTCAGGTGGCTGAGGACGACGAGCCAACCCTGCTACGCCACCTAATAAGCCACCACCAATAGCAGCCATACCAGCAGTCTCACCCAGACCTTCAGTTAAAGACTGTTCTGGCTTGACTTCCCGCATCGCTAGGTTCTGACCGAAACGACCGCCGACTTCCTCGGTTATCTCGCCTGCGCTTTCACCTAATGCACCTCGAGTTACACGAGCAGCCCTGCCTGCTGTCCCCGGCACACCAGCAAACGTTTCTTCCAACGCCTTCGCACCTGGTAGACGTTGAGCCAGTACAGAAATAATCGCACCTGATGCGCCTGCTGCTCGAGCAAGATTCAATGCGCCTTCTGCCGCTTCTTTATCTGATGCGCCTTTAGACTTTAGTTCTGCGTAAATGTTTTCATATGCACCTGCGCCTACGTCGGCACCTTGCTGAACACCAGCGGCACCTATAGCACCACGTACGCCAGCCTGTGCGGCGGCTTCTGCACCCTTGGCGGCAGTAACACCCTTCGCAATCTTTGCTGCGCCAAAAGGAACAAGTAACTGTGGAGCCTGTTCGGCTAGGAACGTAAGCAGTAATGCCGGATCTTTGACCGTCTCAGAGAATGCAGATTTAAACGCACCAAACTGTCCTTCCTTAGCGGTGGCTTCTTCAATAGCTTTGCGTCTTGCTTCTTCTCTGGCTTTAAGACCAGCAGACTTCAGTGTCTCTGCGTATTCTTCAATATCTTTGCCAACGCCTAATGCACCGGTACGACGCATATCACCCGTAGCCAAACCATAAAGCTGGCCTGGTAGTTGAACTAACGACCCAATACCACCGACTACACCGGCTCCAATGTCTTGAAGCGCTTCCCCGTAGGTACGTTGTTTAGACGGTGGTTGTTGCTTGGCTAGATACGCAAGGATCTTTTGCTTTGCAAGCGCCGGATCTGTATCGGGGAGATCATAATGTTGACCTTGATATTCATAGACCGGCATGGCTTACCTTATTGGGATAGGGTTTTCTCTTGAACCTAAAGGCGCTTGTGATGATCCTCCTAGCTGTTGCCTAAGTTTGTCAAGTTCTGAACGGAGCTGTTGGACTCTCGGGTCTTTCATGCTCATTGGATTGGCTATAAGTTTTTCCAGTTCTTCTTGCAAAGGCTTCATTTGCGCTGCAATTTGCCTTGTCTTTGCGTCACCGGCACGTATGTCTAAACCTTTTGCTCGCTGAATCGCAGTCATATATTCTTCTGCCAGTTTGCCAGAAGGATCAGTTTTTAACCTGCGCTGATATTCATCAAAGATGCGTTCAGCTTCTCCGGGACGATTAGCAGAAGCAGCATTAATGTTTGCAACAATAATTTGAGTTTCACGGTTAAGCTTTCCTTCCGCCGCTCGCGCTTGCAACTCTGCAAACGATCTTGCATTTGCAGCTTCAATCTGAGCAAGGTTAGTAACCAGTTGGCCTGTGATCTCACGATCTTTTTGTTGAAACTTAGCTGCATTCATATCAGCTTCTCGTTTGGCAGCAAAGTCACCTTTCGATGCAGCAATCCGAGCAGTCTCTATTTCTTGCATCATTTTTACGCGGTTTGCTTCCCGCTCGCGCATCAACAATGCTTGCTTTTCTTCGCGGACTCTTCCGGATTCTAGTTCTTCACCTGCTGTACGGCCAAAACCACCGAGCAATGCGCCAATTCCTTTTTGTCCTCGAGATGCTTCACCAGCAGCCATAAGTGATTTCCATAAAGCAGATCTGGTACGATCTTTCTCCATCTGTTGGAAACGTTCTTGATCTTCTCGGTCGCGACGTTCAAGCGTAGCCAGATATTGCTCGAGCTTTTCGCCAGGACGCTTTGTAAGATAAGGATCCTTTTCAGCCGCCTTTTTCAATTCCTCTTCATAGCTTTGAAGAGTGGTCGGTTGTTGTTGAGGAATAGATGTTTTTAAGGCTTGCATCGCTGGGGTTTCAGCAATAGGCTGAGGTGCAACCGTGGCTATGCCTTGCGTGGCTGGCGCTTGTACCGACGGACCTCTAGGTGGTGCTTGTGTAGACGTACCAATTCCTTGCGTCGCTTGCGGAGGAGGGCCAGGAGGAAAACGTTGTTCCATCCTCGGAGATGACGGTTTTTCAGCCGATGGCGTTGATACCCTTGGCGCGCCTACTCTTTCAAGAAACTCTGCACGAATTGCTTCTTCTTCCTTTTTCTTTTCTTCTGCTTCTTTTGCAAGCTTCGCCAAATAAGCTTCTGTTCCTTCCACAGAAACACCCAAAGGATCTATATCAAGTTCAGATTGCGGAATCTTTCTTCCAGGCGACCCACTGGAAAACGCAATGATCCCACCCGATCCAAATTCAAACTGATCATCAGGAACCGAGATCGACGCTACACCACCACCTGCCATTTCTTCAGGCATCTCAGCAGTCTCTGGCTGTGGTACGCCTTGAGGTGCTGGCCCAGGCATTTGCGCCATCTGCTGACCCTGACTCATCGCCGCTTGTTGTTGGCGCAAGCCTTGGGTCTGCAATTGATTCATTAATTGTTTTTGCAACGCAGCAAGACCGACTTCATTTTCAAGTTGTTCTTTGACTGTACCCTGCGGCATCTCCGCAGGTTGCATAGCCTGTTCCATCTTCTTACGACGGTTCAATTCACCAAGCGCAAGGTACGGAGGTACGTCCGGATTCATGCCGTTGGCATACTGCATGACCGCCTGAAGCGGCATGTCCTTAAGTCGCTCTTGAATTTGAACAAGGTTCATAGCTATTTCCTTAACCAATAACGCCTAATTTCTTCAACAAGTCGTAAGTTGAACCTAATGCGCCAGCCGTCGATGCCAACTGGCCAATACCAGACTGCTGTGCTTGAGAAGTAGACATTGTCGAAATGGGTAGTCCTTGCAACATAGACTGCAAGAATTGAACTTGTTTCAACGGATAGTCTCTTTGTGCAAGAAACTCGTTGTAATCCGCTGTAATACCTTCTTGTTCGATGCCGCGTTGTTGTGCGCCTGCGCTAGCAATCATGTCAGCCAAGGTCTTTGCCTGTCCTTGCTCAGTATTGAATTGTTGCATGGCTTTGTCATAGGCATTCGCATACCCCGTACCAATGGTTTTATTCATTTCCTGCATCAGGTTTCTTTGGTTTTCAGCTTCTTGTAAACCAAATCTAGTTCCACCAAATGCCCCTGCTTGTGCGGCCTTGCCTGCCAATCCTTGTTGGGTTATTCCTGATTGTCTACGCAGCTCTTCTAACTGAGGAGCCAGCACAGCCTGTAAATAAGGGTTCATGTACTGCGCTGCCGGACCTGTCGGCGAAGTTGATCCTGCTGGTCCCGTAGCAGTGGGTAAAGTGGGTGCCGTCGAAGACGAAAAGCTTTGTCCTAACTGCGTAGGAAACGTAAGTCCACCTAAGCCTGAAAAGTATTTTGACTGAAGGGCAGATTCCCCAGCAGTCATTGGCCCACCATAGACCTGATAGTCTTGATCAGATAAAGCTTGCGCTTTACCTAGCATGTCAGTGACGTACTGACCAGCCCAATCTGAAAGAGTGGACTGAGTCGATGTACCAGCGGCAGGAGTAGAAGTGGTAGCCATATTTACCTCGGCAAATAACGATCAGTTTTAGTATCAGCGGCAATGTCTTTGGCTTTACGTCTAGCTTTCTTAATCCTATCCATCATGGCGTAAAGTTTCCTTGCCCCAGCTTCTGTAGAACCATTACCCAATTCAGAAACAATTCGGGCAGGGATAACAAATTCTCCATCAGCCAATCTAGCAGGCTGTTTATCTGCGATGGTTGCGGGAATATCATCACTCACTCCATCTCCGGGGCCGCGTAACAGTTGTCCACCGTCTGAATAAGATCCAAGGTGACCATTACGTAACGACATAATCCCGCCACTTGCGCCACCCTGTACCGTATCGTTACCTCCTGAAACGGTATCGTTTCCTGCTCCACCGGTGACAGTAGAAGTAGTAGTTGCTGGATTCAAGGTGTAAGTCATAGGGCTAAAGTATGTAATACCACCTGACCCTGGACGCCTTGGTACAACCTGCGTTCCACCACCGGTCTTTGGAACAGTCATGGTGGTAGGGATAGTATTCATCGTACGCGAAGCGGTATAGGATGGTATACCACCCTGATAACCTGCAAAACCACCACCACTACTTCCAAACATTTTGTTGGCTAGTGCGGCGGCTCCTAATAAACCCGCCAGTTGACCGCCTTTTCCAAGACTAGATGTACCGGCAAATAAAGAACCTATACCCTTGATTATGTCGCTTAGTGATCCCGAGCCAGTTACATCACTTGGAAGCGATTTGAAATAGTCAGAAAGGTTTAGGTTATCTGAGGTCGAAGTGCTAAAAGGATCGCCTCCATAAGGGTCACCCGCTTCTAAATCATTATCATCATAGATGCTTGTGTCGTATGTAACGCTATCGTCGTCCATTTCACTGCCCTCGCAAAATTCGTATTAAGTCGTCAAAAGATAAGTTATCGTCATCGACGGCCCTAAGTACTTGATCAACAGAATTTTCCTCTCTTTTCTGTTTACCTTCAATCTGTTCTGCAAGTTGCTCTGGTTCTGCTCCAGCTTGCGTGACACTGAGAGGTTTGTACTCTTCTTCCTCGATGGTTCCTTCTTTGGTTAGCTTCTGTTTCTTTGAGCCAAACTCTTTGCCGTAATAAAAGACATTCGCTAGCTGAGGCATACCAAACGCCGCTGCTGCCGCTTGTGCCATGGGCCATGCCATTTGTCCTGGCGTTGACGGCGTTGTTGTAGGCGCAATCGTAACTCTTGGTGCCGCTGTTGTTGGAGCAACTGTAGTTGGTGCAATCGTCGTAGGACTAACTGTGGTTGTAGGCTCTATCGTGGTTGGCGGTATTGTCGTTGGGGCTTCAGTTGTAGGTGGAACTGTTGTTGGAACGCCAGTCGTTGCTGGAATTGTCGTTGGAACACCAGTTGTCCCTATCTCAGGCTTAATTGTTGTTTGTGTAATTACTGTTGTTGCTGGCTCGATCGTTGTTACTGGAAACGCTGTCGTCACAGGAGACACGGTCGTAGCCGGGGCCAAAGACGTTGCTGGTGCTAGTGACGTAGCTGGTGCTTGAGTTGTTGATGGTTGACTTGTCGTTGCAGGAGCTTGGGTAGTCGAAGGCATTCCAGTAGTCGATGGCGTAACTTCAGGTTGCTCAGACGGTTTTACTGTGGTGACTGGAACTTGCGTTGTTGCGGGCTGACCGGTTGTAGCAGGTGCTTGCGTTGTGGCTGGCTGCGCTGTAGTTGCAGGTGCTTGCGTTGTAGCGGGTTGCGCCGTCGTTGAAGGAGCCTGTGTTGTTGCTGGCTGTTGTGTAGTAACTGGCGCTTTCGTCGTAGGTACAGCAGTTGTTGCAGGTGTTACCGTTGTTTGTGGTAATCCCGTCGTTGGTATTGTTTTTGGTGGAACATTGGTATCCGGCCATGTTTTTGGATTAGCTGGATCAAATGCTGGATTTGCGTCCGGATCAGGCCATGTAGTTGGATCTCTTGGATCAAACAAGGGTTTACTAGGGTCATACGGCTTTGGCGCAGCAGTCGTATTTTCTTCAGGCCATGTTTTTGGATCTGCTGGGTTAAAAACAGGATCGGCTTCCGGATCAGGCCATGTAGTTGGGTCGTACGGATTAAACGGTTTTTGAGTTGTCGATGGTGCTTGTGTGGTGCTAGGAGCTTTTGTTGTTGCAGGTTGCGTAGTAGGTGCAGCAGTTGTTGTTGGAGCCGCACTAGTTTCTGGTACTTTAGTTGTTGGTGTAGGCGTGGTCGGCGCAGCCGTTGTAGATGGTTCCGCAGGATTTAGAATGCGCCGCTTAAATTCTTCCCAATCAGGATCATCAGAAGGTACAACTTCTTTTTCTGTTTCTGGCGTGACGTTTGGATCAAACAATCTTGTTGAACGTATAACAAGTTGCGTAACGTCATTTGCACTTTGATTAGCCGTCGGTGCAGGGACTCGGTTAAGAAGTCTTTGAATCTCGTTAGCCAAGTCTTTGTTGTTTGCTGCTTCTTGTTTAATACGATCTAAAGCTTCTTGTTCACCTGTATTTAAATTAGGTGAATAAAACAGTGTTGCAGCAGCCGCGCCTACTCGAGCAAGCGCATCCGTTCCCAAACCTTTTGCAAAATCAATCATCCTCCCCCATAACGATCTTTGCATCGTTGGATCGTTTGCAGCCTCTTGTACTAACTGCGGCAACGAACGAATGAATCCATCTTGGATAATTGTTGTTGTAGGTGTGCCTACTGGTAATGCTTGCGCGTACTCTGTACCAGAAAGATTTTTTATGATTGCTTGCGCTACTGGATCATCTTTCGATGTATCAAAGCCGCCAAGTTTAAGAAGATCTGATGCTTGCGTTTCTGTTAATAATGTTGGCGCAGCAGTAGTTTGTGCATCAGTTTGTGTAGATGGTTTTATTCCTGTGACAGCCGCGTTAAATAATTGTGTTAACGCACCAATTTCGTTTCCACTTATTGCCGTCACACCAGCTTTGACAAGACGACTTGCCGTAGCTTTATCCATTCCTGTTTCAGCGGCTAACGCATCGGTTGCAGTTTGCATTCCAACGCTTGTTGCTAAAACTGTTGGATCTAGTTTTCCTGTTGTTACAAGTTGGGTGACAGCGTTTTTACCAGCTCCAGCTAATTCGTTAGGCAACATAGAAGCTACTTGAGTTCCTACAAAGCCAGCGCCAGCACTTAGTACCGCACCTTTTAAGGCATCAACAGGATCTTTACCAGTTGCAACTTGTAAACCAAAATTCAATACACCTGAACCTAAAGCACCTGCTGCTGCTCCAGTTGCACCTAATGCAGAACCAATGGCTTGCCCAACACCAGGAAGTGCTAAACCTAAAATCATTCCGGTTACAGGATTTGTCAGAAAACTTCTTAACAGACCCGGACCTTCAACACCAATTTGTTGCGTTACCTGACCTGTAACAGGATTCAAAAGTTCATATCGGTATTGTTTTTCGCCAAGACCGGATTGATCTTGTGAAAACTTTACAAGTGAATCACCACCTGGCGTGACAGTCCATTCTTGACCATTAAGAGTTACAGGATTAAATGCTTCAGTATTAGATCCTTCCCCTTGAACAACATACCTAGCATCTTCGATTGCACGTTGTGCTGGCGTTAATGCTGCTCGACGGTCTTGCTCCGTTTTCCAAGCTGTCAATTGTTCTTCGGCAGATTGAAAAATACCCGAATCTTCACCACCACCTGTATATACGGTACGGTCTGTAAACTTTGGTATTTGAACGCCGCGATAAGTTGTTTCTACCGGTTTGACAAGATTTTGATCAAGCGTTACACCCGTAACTGAAGGACCAGTTCCATAGGATGGAATTACAGTTGTAGTTTCCGGTTGTGTGCTTGATGTCGTAGTTTCTTCATAGACAACAGGCGAAGATGTTGTTACCGGTGCATTAGTTGTAACCGGCGGGAGTGTTGTAACAACAGGTGCAACGGTTGTAGTTATTGATGGGGCTTGAGTTGTAACCGTGGCTGTCGGTGTAAACGTTGTAGTCGGTGCTAATGTGGTAGGTGTTGCAGTTGTTGGTGCAGCGGTTGTGACAATAGGGGCTACCGTTGTGACAATAGGTGCAATAGTTGTTGGTTCTACATAACCACCTTGTTCGCTTTCTTTCCAAGGGTCGTATGTATAGACGGGTTCTACATAAACCGGTGCTGCTGTAGTAATAACTGGCGCAACAGTTGTAATAACAGGAGCAGAAGTTGTTAGTAATGTTTCAATACCTTGCCGAGGCTTTACACCTGTAACCGCTTCGGTTTCTGGGTCATAAACGTTATACCCACCAAACTCATACATCCAGTTGATGTCTTTCTGAGGTACTCCTGCGCTTATAAGTTGCGACGGCGTAACACCCATTGTGTTGAAGAAATTAACTTTTTCTTCACCACTATATGTACTCCAATCTCCGGGTAAATTAAGCGCCATGATTTATGCCGGTATTGATGAGACAAAAGCCATCGTTGCTATAACAGAAGGCGTAGCTGGTCGGGTCGGTGATGCAGCCGCTGGTAGGTGTTCTATTGTCACACTAGTATTTGTTGTTGCCCAGTAAAGTTCAACATAGTCATCTGTTTGCATCGTAAGGAATAAATTTAACGATGCTATTAAATGTCCATCGACGCCACCATGCCTGTTTGGCACTGAAAAACTCGAGTTACTATTTGATAAGTTGGTGCCGTTAATAGCAGCCCATACGTCTACATCGTGTATCTGCGTATCTGTATTGTTAAACTGAATACTGAACTGTAAGTTATAAACACCAGGATAAGTAACCGTCAATTTAGAATTGCCTTGCAAATAAACACTATCTGCAACATCAGTTACGTCATAAGTAATTGCGTACGCTGCTGTTGTACTAACCGCAGCTTGATCCGAATCGCTTGACCAAGCACCAAACGGGTTACTCATAAACCTTCCGCCGTCTGGCCCAAGCAAGCTTCTTGTTATATTCTCAAGCCTGTTAAAGTAAAGTCTCAAGACATTATTCAACTGGTCTTGATAAACCTTAGAATAACTTTCTACACCTTGAGGTAAATTAGGTGCAGCAGGACTGTCTAAACGTAGTGTCATGCGCCTTGACCTGTAGCCCGACCATCTTGTCTGATGTCTATCCTTGGCGCACCTAACTGCCATGTACATCCAAGCTGATTGGACTCAACCTTAAAGATCATTTGACGTCCACGTACGCGGACATAAACCTGGCCCGTGAACTGCTCAATCGTAGTGGTTGATGTACGCACCACTGATGCTGAAGAAGATCCACTATTAGACTGAGGATTGTTGTATCCAGATCCTGAGTTCATCATAGGGATCAGCGTCATGGTGACAGCGGGAGAAGCCGTCTCTGACCCATCAAATGTAATATCTGGGAGGACTCTATAAACATATCCAAGATTATGACCATCTTGGATATCAAACTCTGCTGATTCAATATACGCGTTGATAGCCGCAGGCGTACCCGATACATTATCGTCAACACCACGTTCGTGGTCTACGATGTTATTACTGTATGTAGCTGCTTGAGGGTACTGTCTCAAACCTGAATCACTCCAAGCAGTTCGAGCCATCGTGCCGTAGTACCAAACGCCTTGACCATTATTCTCAGCGTAGTTAAATACGACATAACGGTCTATAGTGGACGAACTCTCTGAACAATAGAACCACCAAATTTCGTTGAAGCCTTCGTTTGTACCAGCGAATATTTGGAAGTTTTGATACAGATTTATATCATTAAAGATATACCTGCGTAGGTCACAGTTCAGTGTTTTTACAACCCCATCGTAGATGTAGAACTTATCTATACCCATCCAATAGGTTTTACTTGAAGCTACTGCAACAGCGTTTGGCCCAGCGATAGAAATATTGTCCGCAAGAATCTGCGAACCCCATACCAAAGGTGCGCCAAGAAATTGAATAGAGAATAAAGCCGAATCAGTCCATGCAAGTATTTCTTGTCTTTGTTGTTGGACCGTAATGATTTGAGATCCACGAGACAATCTTAATGACCCTGCCGTATTGGTTGCCGCTGGATTCCAATCTACCAACGACTCTTGGCTACACCATCTTATAAGCATTGGGTCTGCAACAGCAGAATCTATTGGGTTGCATCCAAAGACTAATAAATACCGATAAGCATCCGACACAATCAAAGAGTATTGAATATCTGGAACATCTTCCAGAATCATCGAATGCACACCTGATTGTGTGCCGCTTGTTGTTATCACTGAACCGGTTGGCGTTGACGAAAGGTTTGCCGTCAATCCAGATACATTACGCAAGTAGTATGTTGTACCTACCGATAAACCAGTCGGCAAAGCACCCGTTGTTGTAAACGATACGGCTGTACCCTCTACAAGCGCCACGGTAAATGTGACCACCCCAGGTGATGCAATCGTAATAGTTACAGTACCCCCAAGACTGTTTAAAGCAACGCCTCTTGAGGACAAACCACCCGTAGCATCCCAATAGTAAAGCCCAGCAGCTCTTGGGCCGAATACTAAATCTTCACCCCAGTTATTAGCATTCCATATCCGTAACGGATCAGTGACTGTAGGTGTAACACCCCATGACCCACCACCCCATGCGCCACCACCCCATCCAATAAGGGGAACCTGAGCAACACCTGGACCGGTATTAACTTGGAAAGCACCGACCGAAGATGCACCACCATTACCAACATCCGAAGCATTGGAAGTAACAGTTGCACCCGTGCTTGGATTCTTGGCAGTAAAGGTAAAGGTATTTACTGTAGGTACAGAATCTATTTGATACTGCTGATTAAGTACCGCCGCAGTGATGTTTCCACCAAGACTCACCGCCCCTGAGAAGGTGACAAAATCCCCAGTGATTGCACCGTGGTTAGCCGATGTAACCGTGATGGTGGAGGAAAAAGGAGAGGCAGTAACCGCAGCAAAAGTGACTGATTGGGTTAAACGTATGGGAGTGATGTCGGAATAAGCACCACCCTGCTCAATGTAATACTTGAGGTTGGTTCCTACGCCAAGAAGGTTAGAATTGGAAAGCGTTACCCAGTTCCACAAGGATCGGCAGACACCAAGAAATGTGGCCTGTGAGATGCGTAACCAGCCGCCTATCTTTTCAGGCGTGCCTTGGCGGAAACGAACCTTGTCAGAGACATACCAACCGTTCTCAGAAGTATAACGAGTGTTCTCTTTATTTACACCAGGGCGGTATAGTATTTTGGACAGTGGCACGGCTCACCTCATCAACGCAGCTTCAGCCGCACGGCGGCGGGTAAGTCCGGGGAGAACTCTTCCGGCAGCTTTATTCCACAACATACATTGATCGGCTGCACCATCCCAATCCCCCGCATCAATACGCTTCTTGAACGTGGAAACCCGATAGTTCCCTAAGCCACAATTGTATGCCCAGCTTGTCACTGCGGCAATGCGGCGTGGAAAAGCGTTTGCTAACTTAGGAGAGAGTTTAAACAAGCCACGGACAAAATACTCAACGTGATGGTCAAGCGCATCTTCACACTGCTGCATCGTCCAGATAGTTCCCGGCTGAATCTCTGGCCCTGTCGCCCCCCAACCAATCGTCCAAGGATGCCCACGGGTTCCGGGATCAGGATAAGCAGTTACTCGTCCGTCAGGCAAACGCTTTGCCAACCCTTCAAAGGGTTTGATAAGTACATCCTTGCAAAGCTTTTTGGCCTCATTCATGCGTCAACTCTGTTGCGCTTTGAGCAGTTTACTGACGCAGGTATTACTTGCAGATTATTTGGTACATGAAGACCTGACACCGTCTTACCTTTAAGCGGAATGATATGGTCAACATGCCATACAAATCCAAACAGCTTGGTCCTGAGTTTGGCTAGTTCATAAGCCTCTTCAATCATCCAATGGTCATCTTCAGATAGCCAAGTCGGTGTCGCGTTCAGTTTTTGTGCGTGACGCTTCATACAATTAGCGTTTACCTTAGCGGAGTTTTCTTTCTTATATTCAGCTATGCGCTGCTTTACCGCATCTTTATTCTTTTGGTAATTCGCAGCCATGTTTGCACTATGTAGCTCTTTGTTTGCCAAATAATAAGCGCGTTTTTTCTCTAGTTTTATGCGTCTTTGCTCTGCCCTTCGTTGCTCAATAACCTCCGGCGACTCTTGCGGTTTGCGTCGTCCTTCGTTTACACATGCCTGACACCACCCTTGGTAGCCGTCTTTATTGGCACGGCAAAAGGAAAAACTTTCAAAGGCTTTCGTTATTTTGCAACGGCTACAGGTTTTCATTGCTTGTGGTACTTCTCTACGCTTCTGCCAACAAAGTAAAATGACAGCACCATAGACAGCATCCCAAAATCATCTTCATCCCACGTTTTAATAAGCACTTCGGCCCAATTCGCATTGGTTTGAAACGCAATAAACAAAGCCGCTGCCTTAACACCTGCGTACATAAAGAACAGAAACCACGTTACGCCGGGACGCACTGAAGCTGAAATAAACGACATAAACCAACCCGCTGCTTTAGCCGTTTCAGCCTGTTCCTTAAATGCTTCCTTAATCGTATCCATTTGCTGTATCGAGTAGTCAACATACTTCTCCTCCATCTTGAACTCACCCCTCATTTTTTCGAGGTCAGTCTGGAGTTGGAACATGGATAGCTCGTGCTGGCGTTCGTTCTTCTTATCGAGGAATTTAAGGACTTCAGGAGCAAGCCTGAACAGACCGCCGAATATGGAACCAAGGAGACCACCGCCAAGTAGTTCAAACATTACTTACCTCCCTTGATTCGCTCCCGCTCCTCAAGCAGCCGTACTTTGACCTGCAATTCGTTGATGTGTGTCATCAACTGCTCTTTCTGAATAGCGCGTCGCTCTGCACTGATCGGGCTATCAGTTGGCGTACCTTCCTTGGTGATCAGGGCAGGCATCTGGCCCTCGATTTTGGTGAGACGTTCTGAAAAGGATGCGACCTGTCCAAGCAGCCACGCAAGCGCCGCGACTACGATGGGTATAACCGCTTTAAGAACATCTGACCACGCCATGATTACATCTCAGCCTTGGGTTCCTCTGGCTGCAACTGCGCTACAGCCTGGGATTTGATCTTCTCAAACAACGGTGCTATTTGCTTATAGGGCAGATTCCCCAGCGCATCTAATACCGTGTTGACTTCATCAAGTGTGAGATCAAGCTTGAGCGGGTTCATTGACTTTCCACGAAGTGGTCGCTTCATCCCATGAGTACATCTGACCGTCGGTCGGCATCGCAACAGGGGCTTCCCACTGTGCATTAGCGTTCAGAATCCATGACGCAAAAGGTTTCGGTGCTACGAAAGCATCAATGTCTGATCTGTAGGTGTAACCAATCCCGGCATAATTTTTTCTGATGTTGCCGTTATAGCTCGTCTGCTTCCATGTGCCGCCAAGGATTTTTTCCAAATGAGCTGCGCCAATGTGTTCTTTCTCCACACCGCTAGCGTCAGCCATATCTCGGTTGTCCACAACTACGACTTGTGTAACAACATTGTTTTCATCAATTTTCGCGTAATGTCCCATCGTTAACCTCTTGCAAAAGAACCGTGAAATTTATCCCGAGCTTCAATAGCAACTAGCTCGGCAAACTCTAAATCATCATGCCAGCCAAAAAACGTGCGTTTTCTGTTAACAGACATTTCAACAACCCATTTTTGACACTTCTTGTCCCATCTAACATTTTTAACGCCACTGGTGTTGTTTTTATGAATTTTTCTATTTAAGCAATTTTGTTGTTGCGTTGCCCCCCGAAGATTTTCAATCTTATTGTCTGCCCTATCATTGTTAATGTGGTCAATAATTTTTGGCACATATCCGTGGTGGTACATAAATATCAATCTGTGCAATGGATACACCACACCCTCTACTTTCATTCGTATGTATCTATGATGATTTGTAATTGGCGTAAATTTTGGTTGATAGCCTTGCTTTGCATACAGAAACCCATCACGATACTCAAACAGCTCTTTTAGGCGTTCTTGAGTAACCATTACGCCTCCAGTTTCAGTCCAGTTAAATCCATTTCCTCGCCAACTGTACCTAGCGGGAAGGTGTTAAAACTCAAGCTAACCCGTACATCCTCACCCTCTACAGTCGGCACCATGTGCGTCAGGCTTGATGGGAAAAGAATCAATCGCCCTGTAATAGCTTCAAACCACCAAGACTCGCTATTCCATGCGTTCCACTCTGCCGGGGGCAATTTAATCTGCTGCCAACCATCCCGATAAAAATAGATCTTGTCGTTTGGGTTGGTCTGAATGTAGAACACGCCTGATACAAAAGAGTTGGGATGTGCGTGTTTGTGGTGATACTGCCCCGGTTCTGAGTAATTGACCCAGCTTTGCGTGAGCCTTAGCGTGACATCATGCTTAGGATTGGTTGTGGCTTTGAAATACTCAGCCACCGAATCTTCCATCCATGACCTAAGACTTGTCATCACAGGGCTTTTAAGGACGAAGTTATTGACCGAGGTGCGGTTGCCTGTATTGGATCTCTGTTCAAGTTCCATAAGGAAGAACTTCTCTTCCTCGGTTAGCTCACGCCCAAGGTCAAAGAACCCAACGGGTTGTGCAAAGAGTCCATGCAGGTTCATGCAGCCGCCTTCTCAAACATAGCGCGTTCTTCATCAATCTTGGCTTGCTGCTCAGGCAAGTACATCGTCGGCACGGCGTCTTCCAGCTCTTTGATCTTCTGCATTACAAATTCAACTTCTTCCCATGACGGGCATGGTCTTGGATCGTCCCAGCGTGTAAACCCAACACCAGATGTCCACTCCCATTTAGCGCCTGGGCGAAGCATTTGCATGGCTACGTCAATGCCGTAGTAACGATACATATTTACCTCTTAGTAGTTAACTTTGATGATTACGATACCGGAGCCGCCTGTTTTGCCAGTTTGACTGTCCCCACCACCGCCACCGCCACCAGTGTTAGCAGTCCCAGCAGTATTGCTCGCGCCCCCGCCACCGGTGCCACCGTTAGGATTAGAACCTGCGGCGCCACCGCCAGCATAAGTTACTGATGATCCAGAAATTGACGATGCGGTTCCGTTACCACCATTCCCGTTTGAATTACCTGCTTGACTTGCGCCGCCGCCACCACCAGCAGAAACGCTTCCTGGCGCAGCACCACCATTCGTTCCTTCTGCCGGAGTAAAACCACCTTCATTTCCTGTCCCACCAGCATTAGTATTTTTGCTGCCACCACCCCCAGAACCGCCATTGCCTCCAGTAGAATTTGAACCACCGCTTCCACCACCAGTAGAAGTAATAGAGCTGAATACTGAATTTGAACCTTTGGTTCCCGACCCCGATGTACCACCAGCACCACCTGCGCCTACCGTGACGGTATATGACGTACCAGCCGAAACACTTAATCCGGTTCCAGTTCTAAATCCTCCGGCACCACCACCACCCCCATAATGCGAGGCCGATACCCAATTCCCACCACCGCCTCCGCCAGCAACCACCAAATAATCCACCGATGTTGCACCTGTGGGAGCAGTCCAAGAGGTTGTTCCGCCAAAAACAAAAAGGCTTGCAGTGAATGATTGACGGTATCTTAGGATGACGATACCGGAGCCGCCTGTGCCTCCCGCTGTTCCGCCACCCCCACCACCACCGCCTGTATTTGCAGTCCC